ATGTCCGAATGTCACGCTCCTCGAATCTGCATGACAACCCATTCTGTCTCCTCCGGCAATCCTCGACCGTTCCGTCTCGTCCTGTCATGAGTTGGTTTTTGCAGATGTCGCAATCATTTCCCTCGTTGAAATATTTCATTTCCTGCATCCTGTTTCCTCCTGTGGAGGCTCTCTCGGTCTGTTCATGACCCCGCCTCTGTTCCGGCTGAATTTACCGTGTTGTGTCTTTTCACCTTAAAAAGTCACTGAAAACCTGTCGTCCAACTATGAACCTTTTAGCAAGTTCACCCGCTGCCATGTTTCTCACGGTATTCCGACGCTGTCTTTCGGCTTGCCATCGTCAGAGCGTCGGTCGCCATCCGGACGCTGACGGGGCGACTGCTGCCCCGTTTCGGCTTTTATTTTTCTGTCCTGCATTGTATAATCAATGCAAGGAGGTGATTTCATGAGAGATTCAATCATTGTTAGCATTTCAGAACTCCGCTCCCTCGTTCAAGATGCTCGTCGTACCGGAAAACAATATGTGCAACTTTCCATTCTTGAGCCTCTTGACGATTCTGACGGTGGAGAACCCGTTCCCGCAGAACTCTCTCTTTGTGCTTTTGATTCTTCGGAGTGCATAGAATTTGATAACATCTATGCACCCGAAAACGAATCCGAACTCAATGAGCAAATTTCAACCGCTGTTCACATGAGTTCTAATTTGCTATGAATTTAGGTCTATCACATACCGGAGATTTGAGGTTTCAGCCTTATGTCTCCGGTATTTGATTCTGCGGATTTCCTTGTCAACCACTTCCTTGAGGCTTTCTTTTTCCTCCTCGGTCAGTCCTTTGACTACAATTTCAAATGCGTCCTCCTCAATCCAAATCGTCACCGTTTCCGCTCCCATGTTTACCTCTAACCTTGTGTTTAGGTCTGAAATGTGAAATCCGTAAAAACGCTCGTCTGTCGATACTGTTTCATATATTGGATAACCCGCCCGCTTGCTACTCTCCTCATTCATTTCATAATCTGTCGGGAAAATCCTTGCTGCTGCCCTCCATGCCTCTGATACGCTGTTCACTTTGATATGTTCCATACTGTTTCCTCCTGTTCTTTCTTGCCCTGCTGTGCCTCCCGCCATATAATAAATGTGCGACCATTTTCAAATGACAGGAGGTGAAAACGTCATGAACTTTGAACTTTTCAAAACTCAACTCATTCGTTCTTTGCAGGATGCGGGTCATTCCGATGCAGAGATTGAGGAATTTCGGAAAATCCTCAATTCTCCGACCGGAGAGTTGATTGTTCGTGCTGCTTTAATGGCTGCAAAGAAATCTTGATTTGTATGTATGTGGAGAAGCGTGTCACCACTTCTCCACAACTGTTTTTGCCTCCTCGACTGCTTTTTCTAAAATTGCAGTCATTTCTTTCGCCTGTTCCGGTGACAACATCGCCTCTGTTTGTATCTTGATTTTTACAGTTTCGATGTATCTCTCTTTTCTTGTAAAGTTGAACGCTTTCTCAATTTCGCATCCTCCGTATTCATTTTTGATTTCTGCCACCATCTCGCCTCCTCTCTTGTTCTTTGTAAGAACATTATAGTTCGGCAAAAGAACCTTGTCAACACCTTTTTGTTCTTTGAAAGAACTTTTTATTGATTTTTGATTCATACGGTGCTATTCTTATAACAAATAAGGAGGTGAGAAGATTGACACAGGGAGAAAGAATCAAAGAAGTGCGAAAGTCTCTCGGTCTTACACTTGAGAAATTCGGTGAGAAAATTGGTCTCAAAAAGAACTCTGTGAGCCAGTTGGAAAACGGAAAAAACTCCGTCACTGATGCTAATATCAAGGCGATCTGTCGAGAGTTTAATGTTGATTATATGTGGTTGACTACTGGAGAGGGAGAAATGTTCGTCGAGACCGACGATGACTTTTTTGAAAGAATCGACCGCATCATGGCGGGTGAAAATGAATCTCGCAAAAATATGATTAAAACGCTCTTGTATGCCTCGGATGATGACATTGAGGCATTTGATAGACTTGTTGACTATTACATTTCTTTAAGAGCAGAAAGTAAAAAAGACTGACAGTCTTTTTCAACTGCCAGTCTCGTGGGTGTACAGATATAAAACGAATTTATATATCCTCTTGAGGACTTTTTCGCTTTGTATCTTACCGACTAACTCAATGATAGTCTCTTTGTAATGCAAGGGAACACCACCCCTTTCCGAAACACATCATATCACATATTTCCATGATTGTGGAAATATCGGAGTTCATTTCCATAATTGTGGAAATCGTCTCCCGTTCCTGCTCACGGAACATGTCATGTGATACAATTATTTGTATTCGGATTCAAACAGGTCGGTGATTTTGACCTCCAGTGCAATCGCTATCGTTTCGAGTTGAAACAATGTCGGTGACACCTTACCGTTTTCGATGTTGTTGAGCGTCGATTTTCCGATTCCGGATTTCTTCGCCAACTCCATCAACGTGAACCCTTTTGAGGTTCTCGTTTCCCATAATAAAACTTTCATCCTGCTCACCTCCTTTCGCAAGGAAAGTGTACAAGGTGACAGATTTGTTCAAAAGAATGGAGGTGTTTTGCATGAAATACGGTGTCAGAAAACCGAATGTCAAAAAGAGCATAAAGGCAAGGACTACCGGAAAAGTAAAGAGGCAGGTCAAAAAGGCTGTGAATCCTCTTTATGGTAAAAAAGGAATGGGGATTGTGAATGACCCGAAAAAGGCTGCTTACAATGCAGTGTATAGTCGAACGACCGTCGGGGTTTCTGATGTGATGAAAAGTGCATCATCTGGAAACGGACACGCATCCGCATCCTATGACGCACCTGCTCCAGTGAAAAAGGAATATTCCGACCGGACATACAATGTCTGCGGAATCATCCTCATGGTTCTCGCTGTTGTGCTTGTGCTTTTGGGATTGCTCCTGCTGCTTGCTGTTCCTGTTGGCGGTGTCGCTGCCATCCTGTTGGGTGTCGGCTGTTTTGCCATCGGTCGCAAGTATCGGAAAATTGTGAAAGAACGCTCTGAAAAATAGATTTACACATAAAAAGACGACCCGTGCTGCAACACGAATCGCCTTTGTGGAATCTCTTATCTCATGCCCTGCAAAAAGCATTTTGATAGAATCCGAATCCTGTTTCATTCTACCATAAAACCGTGCTTTTTGCACTGGTTTTATTTTTTATACTCTTTTTTAGGATGGTGATTGAATGAAACTACCGAACGGGTTCGGGTCGGTCTATAAATTATCCGGAAACCGACGAAATCCCTATGTCGCAAAAAAGACAAAAGGGTGGGAAATTGACCCTAAAACCGGAAAATCAAAACAGTTATACACAACCGTCGGGTACTACCCGACACGCAAAGAGGCTCTCACCGCATTAGCGGAATATAACAAAGACCCCTTTGATTTGCACCATGCAACTATTACTTTCGAGGAGGTATATGAGAAGTGGTCGGAAATCCATTTTGAAAAAATCAAGGACACGAATGGTTATAAGGCTGCTTTCAATACATCGAAAGACCTTTGGAAAATGAGATTCGTTGACATCAAACTGGATCACCTGCAAAGTGTCGTCGATAACTCCGGCAAAAATACTCCCACGCTTAAAACCTTGAAAATCCTGTGGGGTCTCATGTATGACTATGCTGTCATTCACGAGATTGTGTCTCAAGATAAAAGAGACATGGTCAGATATGTCGATATAAGCAAGGCGGGAAATCCGAACGCATACAACCGGAAACCTTTTTCAAAGAAAGAGATTTCTATTCTGTGGAAATGCAAGGATTCAAACATATATGTGACCGTCATTCTTATTATGATTTATTCCGGTGTCCGCATCGGGGAACTCCTCGACCTTGAGAAAAAGGACATCCATCTTGATGAACGATGGTTCTATGTGAAAGAATCCAAAACGGAGGCGGGAATCAGAGAAGTTCCCATCGCTGAAAAGATTGTACCATTCTTTGAATACTGGATGAATCGGAAATGTGACCATCTGATTTGTACACCCGACGACGAACCTTTTCAGTACCGGAATTATTATGATTCCTACTGGATTCCTCTGATGCTTGAGTTCGGTTTCGGGAAATTTGTCATTGATGAAACGAAAAAAGAACCTGTCTATGACGGACACCGCCCACATGATACAAGACACACCTGCATCTCTCTCCTTACCGAAAAGGAAGTTGACGAGAGATTCATCAAGAAAATTGTCGGGCATAAAGGACAGGGTGTGACGGAAAATGTCTACACTCACATTGAACTCCCGACCAAACTTGAGGCGATCAATTTGATTTGATGGAGGGTGATGTCATGAACAGAACAGAATACAAGAATAATTTTTATAAAGAGCACTATGAACGGATAAACCTCGCAGTTCCTAAAGGAATGAAAGATATTATCCGGACGCTCGCAGCAGACAAGGGAATGTCTATCAACGCATACATTCAAGACCTTGTCAGAAAAGACCAGTGCGGAATGTTCGACACGATGCAGATTGCAGAAAAGAACAGGGAAATGATTTCCGGAATCACTGGAAACATGCACGACGGATATGACATCATATTCAAGGACGGTCATTCCTGTCACTGCCGGACGAAAAAGGATGTCCGGTCATGTATCATTGAATACTGCAAAGAAAAGGGTGATTGAATCGCCCTTTTTTCATGCAAAAATGTGTCTTGCACAAGATTTCAAAAGTATTGCACAAGACACCCGTTTTCGTGTTAGTTACCTGTGTGTTACCTGTTAGTTACCGGAACATTTTCGTGTGTTTTGAGGGTGTCTGATAGATTTTCAGAATATAAAGAAAACCCCGAAAATACTGGATTTTCGGGGTCTGTTGCTCTTTTTTGATATTCGCTTGAATTATCTCTTTGAGAACTGTGGAGCACGACGAGCTGCCTTTAAGCCGTACTTCTTTCTCTCCTTCATACGAGGGTCACGAGTTAAGAATCCAGCCTTCTTCAGTGCCGGTCTGTACTC